ATCTAAGAAAAAAGATGTAGGAAATGTTTTAAATCTATTAACAGGACTATAATGTATTCTGTCATCAAAAACTTCATCATTAATTCTTACATTGCAAACCCAAGCTCTTCTAGAACATACGGTTGCTCCCTTGAATCCTCCAATAGTTCCAAAGTCTAATCTATCTTCATCTTGAGAATAACCATTAATACTTTCATATGTATCTAGGGCTGGAGATTCTGCGTTTAATGCAGTTACATTAGCACTTGCTGTACTTCCACTAGCATAAGTTCCTGAGGTAGACCAAGCTTTGTAATCATCAAATAAGTTTGTTCTTACTCCTCTTTCATAATCTACATCTAGTAACAGTTGATATCTTTCATTGCTATTCTGCGCTCTTACATATATTCGTACGCCTTTTTCACCCTCTCTAAATGCATTGGTTGTATTGATTTTAAAACCTATGTCTTCAAAAAATTGACCAGCAGTTAAAGTACAAGTATGAGGACTAGAGAATACATGAGGTAAAGTTTCATCACCAGTATAGTCTACAAAAGTATATGAAAATTCATATGTATCTGCTTCCCAACCGCCTCCTGATGCTCCTTTATCATATATAACTTCAAACTCTCCATCTAAATTTAAAGTTGCAGAAAAAGAATCTGCGTCAGCAAAGTTTGCAAGATTAGTTGCTGTATCTGTTACTTTAGCAGAACCTGAAATAAATTTAGCTACGCTCTCACCAAATCTATCTTTTGTGACAAATTGTAATACTTTAGGATTGCTATTAGCAGCTCCAGATACAACTCTTTTATCTGAAACGTACAAACTTCCATCAACAAAATAATATACAGGTTCTACATTTGTAGAGCCGCCTAAAGCTATTTGATTATCAGCTCCTTGATGTGTAAAATCACCTGTAGCATTATATGCTCTTGTATAGAATTTTATATCAGTTCCGTCTGGATATGCTAATACTTCTACCGAAGATTCATAATCAGCTCTAGCTCCAGTCGTTATGCCGACATCATATTGAGAATTAAAAGAGAATAAACCATTGCCTTTTGCAGCATGATTTAGAGAAGTTACTCCAGAAACAAGGTCTGAAGGAAATGCTGCAGTTCTTAAAGTACCTGGAACGTTTGTCAATGTATTAGTACATAAAGTTAACTCATTGAGCGCAACATCCCTAGGAGAGGACTTGGTATTAAGTCCTCCGCTAAAGTCATTCATTTTTAACATCTGTTTAGGCACTTAGCACCCGCATCCGCATTCACAGTTCATATTCTCTCCTTATTTTAGGGCTTTTTTAACTTCAGCCCAGATTTCATCGTCTAATTTGTTATCTGATTTCTTGATGAAATAATCACCAAGCTTTAATAACACGGCTTTTAAGATTTTCTCACTTAATAACCCTGTTAATAATTTACTGACTACTATATTCATGTTATCTCCTGTTTACCATTTTACTCTATTAGCCCAGTAAGCTGCACTCATCTTACCTTTGGCTATATTTTTTCTATGTCTAGCCTTAAAACTTTTGCGTTTCATTTTAGTTTTTCTAGACTCACCCTTTTTAGGTTTGCCAGCAGTCTTTGCTCCTTGCTGTCCAAACCTTATAGTCTTAATTTTTCCACCCTCTTTTGCAACAACGATATGAGATTTTTTAGGATGACTAGGAGTACGTTTAGGTTTATTATAACCTGATACTCCAGCTCTTGCTAATCTAGGGTCTTTTTTACTTTTTCTTTTTGGCGGCATTTTTCATCTTCCCTTTTTGCTGCAACATTTTAAAATCTAATGCTGTAATCTTATTTCTAGGTGGTGCCATACCAGCAATTTTCATCTGTTTTTTACTTAATCCAGGCATTACTTTATCTCCTTTCGAATTTTATCAAAAACTTCTCTTTCATCAAACTTCATACTTATACCAGGTTCAAACCTTATTATCTCTACACCCTTTTCAAATATGATAATAGTAGGAACTACTTTAACTTTCCACTCTTTTTGTATAACAGCACCTATAGTTTTATTAGCTAAATCTATCTCCGCTACATAACAATCTTTTAATTTTTCTAAGGGTAATCTATTTTTATAATTCCAAGAAGCATTTACTTGTACCACAGCACACTCTTCCTGGCTCATAAGTTGTATAGCCTGAAAACTATCTAAATTAACTGATTGCGAGTGCAACCAAGAAAAAGATAGTCCAAACCATAAACATAATGATAACATTGTCTTTCTCATTATCTAACCTCATTTATTATTCATATCGATAAGCGTTTGAGTTATAGTTTTCGTATCTTCTTTAATATCGTCTACTTTCTCTTCTAACTTATCGACCTTACCTTCAGTATTTAATATTGAATCACGTATCATTTGGTCTTTTAAATCATACTCCATACGTGAAACCTCTGGCTCAGGTAGTCTTTTAGCTTCTTCTATGTCAGCTTGCAGAGAATACCATAAACCAATAACCATACCTATAGTAACAGCAATACTGACAGCTGTTTCTATAGATAGTGTAAATTTGCTATCTTTACCTATCTCCATTATTGCCCCTTTATCTCATATCAGCTGGTGCAACAGCTCTAGTTCCACCAGTCTTATCGTTTTTCTTCATACCATATCTTCGTACAGCTTCTTTATAATTAGCCATACATTGTTGAGCAGAAGCCATTCTTATTTGAGCAAGACCAGCGTCATTTGCTCTAGCTGCTGCGTCCATTAATGCTTTTCCTTTTACATAATCAATAATTGCAGGTTGTAAAACATTATCTATATCTATAGTTCCAGTAATACTTGTAAGTTTATCAGGTTCAGAGTAATAAGAAATCAAAAGACCGTCAATCATTTGGTCTCCAGTAGAGCCTAACTGAACTGCTTTTAAATTACCTTTTTTTGTTTCTGTAGTGCTACCTTCACCTTCAATAGTAGCTATACCTAATCTATCTCCTTCAATCCACCATACAAAAGTATCGCTTGGGTCTTTATATGTACTACTTACAAAAGCCATTATACCTCCGTCCAGTTTGTGTTTGCTTGAGTGCTTGACTCATTATAAAATTGTTTTATTTCACCATTAGAAAGTCTTGGTATTTTTATAAACTCTCCTTCTGAATTTTTTATAGTGCATCTAAATACTTTATTAATAGTAACACTTTCATCATCATCTAAAGCGTACCAAAGCTGATTATGAACTAAATTTGTTTTTGCATTTTCTATTTGATTAGTGTATCTACCCATATCAATCAATGCTTCATTAATTAAGTTAAGTACATAGTTCTCTGATATATCAGGAACTGCTTGAAGTACTCTACTATATATTTCTTTACCTGTAAATTCTATTGCTGCCATTATAACGCTCCTTGCAAGGTTTGTATTTGCTCTTTATATCTTGCATCTACTATAGCATATTGTTTCTCATACCAACTATATTTAGCTATATCTTTTTGTAAATTACTATTGAATTCTTGTACCTCATCAGATACCTGTGCTGCATATTTTTGTATTTCTGTACGAAACTTAATCAATATATCATCGTTGTTTTGTATAGCTGCTGCCATTGTTTGTGCTGCATTTTGCAATGCTAGCGCTTGGTCAGCTGCTTTGTTAGCTAAGTCAACCTGAGTTGCTTGTTGTGCCTCTTGTCTGGCATCAGCAGCATCTATGTTAGCTTGATTTAATGCTTTTTGTAAATCAGATTGATGTTTTTGTATCTCTGCTTGTACATTTGCTTGGTATCTTACATTTTCCTTGTTAAATTCATTTAACTCGTTTTGTATATCTAAACTGTAGTTTTGTAATTCTGTATCTCTTTGTTTAGAAAAAATAGCGAAATCTTTTTCATAGTTTGCTCTATATAATGTAACTTCTTTGTTAATGTTTTGTTCATAAAGTCTTAGCTCAGAAACAAATTTAGAAACTAAATCATCATTGTTTTGTATTGTTGCTTGCATAGTCTGAGCTGCATTCTGTAGTGCCAAGGCTTGGTCTTGTGCTTTATTAAACTTGTCTACATCTGTAGTTTGAGCTGCTTCTTGTTGAGCGTCTCTAGCATCAAGCTCTGCCTGAGTAATAGCTTTTCTTAAGTCTGAATTATGTTTGGCTAGTTCTGCTTCAACATTAGCTCTATACTTAGCGTTTTTTTCATTAAAATCATTAAGTTCATTTTGTATATCTGCTTGGTATTCTGCTAACTCGTTATTTAATCTACCTAGTTGTAATTGTGCTAATTCTACATCTTCGTTTGTTTCTAAAAATGTTTCAAACTGTGCTATATCAAAACTTTGACTTGGTTTTGTGTAGGTAGGAACATCTCCAGATATATCTGCTTTAGCAACTGTAGCAACTGTAATAGCTGATACTGCACTAGCACTAGCGTCTGCGTTTGTTGCAGCAGAATAACTTACTGTACCTAATCCTGGAGCGCTTGGCGCCGAAGAGCTTATACTCAAATCAGATATACTTAAATTACTAGTCAAGCTTACAGAAGGTTTACTATAAGTAGGTACGTCTCCTGATATGTCAGCTTTTGATACGCTGGCAACTGTTATAGCTCCAACAGAACTAGCGCTTGCATCTGCATTACTAGCTGCTGAGTAACTTACTGTTGAAACACTAGGAGCGCTTGGTGCACTCACACTTACAGTCAAAGAGCTAATTGCATTCATGTTGTTTTGTAACCTTAATAAAGCATTTCTAGATGCATATAAAACAACTGCTTCCTCTGCCTCATCTGGGAAGTTTACTATTGAACTATCTCCGTGAGCCACAGTTATAGAAGAATTTATAAAAACAACTCTACTATCATTACTTGTATTGCTTCCAGGATATGTGTTTAAAAGTTGATTTTGTATTATATAAGCTGGGTCACTTTCTGAAGCAGCTTCCATATAGTTTGTATCATTTACTCTACCCATCATTGAAGGTGGTAGTTTTCTACATGGTGTATAAATTTTACTTGTATGATTATTATCTTTTCTAACAACTGCTAAAATCTTCTTACCTTCTACATCAATTGTATTAGTAAAGTTTTCATTACCAGCTACTCTCTCTAGTTTGTTAATAGGCAGAATATTTATAACAGAACGTGCACCAGACGACAACCAGTCATTTAATGCTGTATCATCAGTGCTTGCAAAGCCTGTTAAATCATTTATTCTTGTTTTAAAATCAGCCATTATCCTTGTCCTCTACTTCTTTTTTTATAATATTTTGTACTGTTTTTCGTACCAAACTTTGTATTGTGGCTTTGTCCTTGCCTAGTTTTTTTCTTTCCATTACTATGTCTTGTCTGTTTTCCAAAAACTGGTCTAGGCATTACCCTCTTCTCGCTTTCTTACCATCTCTTTTGGCAAAAGTCTTAACATTGGTTGGTTTACCTCCAACTCCCTGTGCTTTTGCCCTTTTTCTTCTTACTGCACTACGTCTTTGTGCGGCGGTCATTCTTGCTGCTTTAGCTGCAGGAACACATTTAGGGTATTTTCTTTTGCTACCTTTTGCAGAACTACGACCACATTTTTTGAAGCCGCCACCCTTTTTTTTAGCACCAATGTCTACCCAGTCCTCTTTGAACCACTTTCTTAGACCACCTTGGTAAGCCATTATCTGTATCCACCACCGCGTTTTTTATAGGTTCTTACCAACCAAGCATTAGCATAAGCAGAAGGATATACATCAAACTTACGTTTAGCTTCAGCTTTAACTCTTGAGTACAAAGCTTTATTTGTTGGAGTAGGACTACCTTTTTTTCTGGTTGTCTTACGTTTTGCACTTGTTTTTCTCTTTGTTTTTCTTACTGCTTTTTTTCTTGGCATTATCTACCTACCTTTTTTTGTGCTGCTTTATGAGCTTGTGTAAAAGTTTTACCTCTTTTCATCATGTTAGTCATACTTTTCATATGTTTTCCTGTATGATGCTTAGCATGTTTTTTCATTGTAGCTTGCTGTCTTTTTGTAAGACCAGATATATCTACACCTTTTACCATTACTTTCTTTTTCTTAGTAACTGCCATATCTACTTTTCTTCATTGTTTTTTTCTTTTTCTTCATTGTACCCTTTTTCTTTTTCTTTTTCTTTGGAGTACCTTTACCATATCCTACACCTCTTGGCATTACATTACCCTTATTCCTTTCCCGCTAGGAGCGGGTTTAGCGTTTTTATTAGTTTCTTTCATTCTTTTTACACCATCTTCCATAGACATGTGTTTAAAATCTATTTGGTCTTTCCTAATTGCTGTTGCCCAAGAATTATTTTCTCTAATAACAAAATTGGTGTTCCATTTATTAGGAGCTGCCCTCAAACCGCAAGAAGGACAATTAAACATACCTTCAGGGTTTGGCTCATTACAATGTTGACACTTAGCCATTAATCTTTTGTAATTATAATATATGCAATTCTACTTCTGTCAAATTTAACTGCTTTTATATCCACTAGTTTTGCATCATCTATAGTTTCTATATAGTCATTGATTTCTTTAGCCAATGAACCTGCAACACTGCTAGCATCTGCAGTAATATCGTTAATAATAACTTTTGTAGTTGTATTAAAGTTTGCCATTTTTTCTCCTATATTTTAAAATTCTTTATAGGTTTCGGAGTGGGTCTAACCCACTCCATAGTACCTAATAACTATATTATGATGTTGTTATACCGTCATTGATAGCACTCATTGCATGTGCATAGTACTCTCCGTTCCAAAACATAAGTTCAACAAAGTCGCCTCTTTGTGAAGCAGCTTCTACGATTACGTTAGAAACTTGAGTTCCAGCAGTTGAATTAGCAGCGTCTCCGCCTGCGTCCTTCATTACTAATGAAATGATTGCACTTCCTGCTTTAATAGTAATGTCAAATGATGGTGTTTCTTCATGTACAACAAACTTGTACACTGCACCGTTTTGACCTGTAGCAGCTGTAGGTAAAGTAATATCATATGCTCCATCTGCTGATGAAAGCATAAATACTTTACCAGAATCTGCTTCTACTATTGTTTTAGCAGCGGTAATGTGTTCTACGTTTGATAGTAAACCACCAGCACCACTATTTTTTTCTAATAATGCACCTTTAGCCATTTTATAATCCCTCCACGTTGTATAGAGCGTGACATTCAGGTAGTGTGATTTCAAGACCAGCTTCAGTCATAATCATGTCTTTTCTTAAATCTTCATCCGCACCTTGTACGTTTGTCATGATTTGAGTGTCACGATTTAAACCGTTACCAACTAATGGTCTGTATGCCAATTTAGACATATCAGCCATAAGCATGAATCCACTAGCAATACCTCTAAATAGAGGTTCTTTCACTAAGAACATTGAACCATGTATAGTGTTGATTTCCATTAAGGAGTGACCAAACTGTCCTGATACTTGGTTTAAGTTCATTCTGTATGGTGACTGATTTGTTGTTGTAGCACCACCACTTAGTGCAGCATTGTTATTATGTGCAAGTGATTGTGACAAGAACGCATCTCCGCCCAATTTGTTAAAGAATGAGATTACTGGCAAAGAAGCCATAACAAGTTTTTCGCTTGCTCCGCCTCTTGCTGGGTCAAAGATAACCTCTAAATCAGAAAGCAATCTATCATATGTAAGTTCTGCTTGAGCTACACTTCTGTAGTAAGCTTTACCTGAATCATATGAAAATGCTGAGTTATCTGTTACTGGAGCAACATTTTTTACAATGTGTCCAACTAGACCTTCAGTATATTGTACTCCGTTTACACGAGCTTTTTGTCCAAAGAGCATAGCTCTTTCGATGTCTACTTTGTGTTCACGTAATTTTTGAGCCCAAATTCTATCAAATTCGTTCTCATAGCCACGGTATCTTGTAGCTATTGCTGTGTTGGTTAATTCACAAGCAGTTTTAAAGATTTGAGTATAACCAAAGTCATCTTCAATTGTATCTGAGAAAGTGTCAGGTGAACCTGTTCCTTCTTCAAATGATGTACCAACAATTTGACATCCGTCATTGTCTGCTAATACATTATGTCCTGATACGCTTGATTCTGATACATCAATAATTCTACCTGAGAAGGTAGTATTAGCTGATTGTACGTTTGGTGCAGACTCAACTCTAACTAAAACTTGCCCATAACCAGCTGTTGAATCAACAGAAGCAATTGCTATTACCATTCCTTTTGTTAGGAATCCAATAGCAGCGCCTGCTCCGTCATCAACTGTAAAGTCATGTAATTGTCCCTGTGCTACTGCAGAACCGCCGTTTACCGCAGCTGCTAAGCTGAAGTTACGTGCTGTGTAGTTAGTTACAGTTCTGTTTTCTAAATATCTAAAAACAGAATCATCTGTAGCTTGTTTTGCAACTTGACTTAGATAGACGAAAAAAGGTGACTCCTCTGGCATGAGTTCTGCAACTCTATCAGAGAAATCATATAAACGTCTAACGTCAGGTATTTGTCCTACTCCTGCATCTTTAGCTGCAGCTGTAATCACAGATGACTTTAATGTTCCTTGATTAAAAGCCATTTTATTTTACCTCTTAGTTATTTAGCAATCCTACTTCTCTTGCCTACTGCCATAACTCTGTTCCATACTTGGTCCTCTTCGGATTCTTGTTGAATTTCTCCTCCTTGTAAAACACCAGCTGGTTTTGGAATTGATTTTGCTTTTTTAACAGCTTCCATATTCTCACTCTGCTTAGCACCCTTGCCCTCTCCTTCTTTCCACACTTTAATAAGTGTTTCGATAGGAAGATTAGCTTTTGGTGTAGTGGCAAACTGCAAGAATTTTTCTGCATCATCTGCACCTAAGTTGTGCTTACTTACCAATTCTGTTTTTAAGTTATTCATAGCCATTTGATTTTGTAGTTTTGCTAGTTCGTTATCTACTGTTTCGTGCACAAGCTTTTTCTCTTGACTTACTCTAAATTTGTAAGACTCAGAGTCTGGCTTGTAGTAGGCATCCCAAGGGTCAAAATTCTCTGGAGTTGTACTCTCTCCAGCATCATTGCCCTCAACTGATTCTCCAGCAAGGCTTTTTTCAATAACATCTACTAATTCAGGTTTTTCTGACAATACTTGTCTTAATTGTAACAAATCACTACTATCTTTTTTTAAGTTTTCATGCTCTGCAACCTTTTTATCGTACATTGATTGAAATTTCTTTGCTTCTGATTCCCAATCTGCTTCTTCAGATGCGTTAACACCTTCTTGTTGAGTAGGCTCTTCTAATGCAACTTCTTGTTCCACTACAGATTCTACTATTGGGTCTTGCTGTTCAACCTGTTGTTGTTCTTCTTTTGCCATATTATTCTCCTCTCCTGATTTAGTCTAAGACTCTGAACCAGGTTCGTTTTCATCTTCAGTCTCCAAAGATTGTCCCATTTGGTCTACCATCATGCCTAACTGCATCACCTTTTCTTTTTCTTTTACTTTAGTGGATGATTTTATTTCTCCTAATTGAGATTTAAATTTCTCTACTTCTGTTCGTTTTCTGGCAGATACCATTTCACGCTCAGATGTTTGTAGGTCACCACTTAGCTTTTTAACTTGATTTTCAAGCGATGTGATATACTGTTGCATTTGTGCCATACGTCCTTTTCTTTGAAGAACACCTTCTTTGTCAAAGATTTCAGTTTTCTTTAAAACCTCGACATCATCTACCAGTCCAAGTTTATAAGCATCAAGGTACATATTGTACTCTGCAACCTTATTGCTTGGTAAAGTTGAACCTGATATTACTCGAATGTCATGCTGACCCAACTGAATATCGTTAGTTATTGTCAGTATTTCATTTCGTTTATCATCATACATTCTCATATTAACTGAAAATTCAGTAATATCATTATTTGGTTGTACGATTCTAAATGTTTTTGCAAACCTATAGTGGTCTTTAGCTAAATTATATACTACTTGACCAACCATAGATAAACTTGCTTCTATATCTCTTAATTTTGATTTACCTCTTGATTCTCCCATTTCAGATAAAAGCATAGTACCTCTAACTGATTCTGGTGCAGAGTCTTTGAATCCTTGCAATAACTCTGGTATTCCAAAATTTAAATCTATATATTTTTCTACCCTATCGATTAAATAATAAAACTCACTTGTTAAAGGAGCTGGTTGAGGATAATGAGGTTCTCCAAATTCTGGGTTATATTCTATAACAGCGTTTGGGTTAGCCCAATCTCTTTCTAGTTGACTTACATTATCTATGCTACCTTCAGGTATTAATAATTTTAATCCAGCAGCTGACTGAGCGTGTGACAAGGTTAGAGAGAATAACTTATTTAAAAGCCTTTGAGAGTCTTTAACCTTGTTCACATCTGACTTTGGATAGGGAGTATTAGTCCAAATGTTCGTAAAAGGAACAATTGGATAGATATCAGTATTTAATATACGCTCATATAATAAAGTGTCTCCAATGCTACTGCATTGTGCAATTCTTGTTTGCATAATTTCTTCTATTTGTATAGAACCATTATTAATAGCTTGTTCTGTTTCTGCTTCTTGTATAATTTCTAAATATACTTCTGGGTCTACAATTTTCTCTGCTCCTGTCAATGTGTTAAATAATCTGTAATAAGGAACTTTTACTTTATAGAACCTATCTAGTATTTGATATTTTTGAGAAACACTATAATCTAAATCTTTAGCTTCAGCTGGTGTTAAAACAGCATTACTGTTTTTCAAACTACTGTTCGGGTAATCCTCTCCATACAAAGAGTTAACTCCAACTTCTATATCATCAATCATTTCTTCTAATTGTGGATATAAATCTAAAACTTGTCTTCTTGTAAGAAACGTAGATAATATAATACCTGAAGCATCATTAAAAAACCTATCTCTTGCAGCTGGGTCTACATATACTCTAAATGGGTCTACATGAGTATACTTTACTTCACCTCTTCCATAATCAGCTTCTGGGTCTACAAAAACATACATATATCCTAAGCCAGTTACTGCATAATCGTGAACTACTTGTTTGAAAGTACTATCTCCGTTAGATATATCCCATATATATTCTAAGATAGTTTTCCATACGTTTGCTATTTTGTTATCAGAATCTTCTCTAGCTATAACAGAAAACCTTGCAGGTCTTGCTGTTAGAAGAGATTTTAGTTTATCAACAGCTGCATAAACTCTATCTATTACAAAATCTGCCTGACCAACAGACTGAAGTGCGTCTGATTCGTCTGTACTATAATGATTACCTAAAGTAAAGTCTACTGCGTTTCTTGCCTCTAAATCCCATCTTTGTCTAGCGTCTCTCCAACGTCTAAATAATTCTTTTGTGATTTGCGGTTTTGATTTGTTGTTTTCGTCGTAATTTGCCATATACTCCCATTTTTGTATTTTACGTCTAAAATAATAAGTTTACGACGTTGTTGTCAAGATAAATATTATATTTTTTGTCCAGTAATCCAACTTACTGCTCTACTGGCTACGTTTTTTCCTTTATTTGACATTCTTTCCTCGAACTTGCCTCTATCTACAGCACTACTTTTTGGTGGCTTTGCTGTTGTTACAGCATACCATAAACCATCTAAAAGGTCATCGTTTCTACCTTTTGGAAACTCAAACATCTCATCTACTAAGTCTTGATGCTCTTTTTTTATAAACAATTTTCTACCATTAACAATAGGGCAAAGTAAAGATTCTAATCTATCTTCTTTTTTTATTCCTCCAGGTGGTCTTACACCTTGAGATAGACCTGGAGCTAATTTTCTGTCAGAGCCAGCTAATTTATTTACATGGTCTTTAATTAATCCTTGTGCTCCTACTTTTTCTACATTCACTCTTCTGACTGGATGAAATTTTCTAGCTATTTCAATAATTTGTTTTGGCATATCGTACAAAGGAGAATGCTCTCTGTAGTAATCTAATAAATATATATTTCTATCACTATCTATTGCTATTGTTACAATTACTTGATAATCGCTTTTTGCATTTGCTTCATAAGCTAAATCTACGCCCATATACAAGTGAACAGGAATTGCTGCTTCATCTATCATCATATAGTTAAAACCATTTCTATTTTCAACATGTCCTCTATAATAATTTATTCTGTCAATCAAAAATTTAGCATTTTCTACATCTCTAGCTTCATTTAAATATTCTTGTGCAAACTTGTGCACTAATCCCATATCAGTAAACCTACTTTTTATATCTAAAAGTTTTTTCTTACTAAAATAGTTTGGCCATAAAGGCATGTCATCTTGTATAGCTTTTTTATATAAGACAGCCCAGGCAGACTTTCTATCGTCTCTCTGGGCGTCTAACCAACCATCGTAAACTCCTTGTAGGAAAGAATCGTAATGGACTATCGTACCAATAAGCCATATTGAACCTTCGTTTCCTCTGGAGTTTTCTAGAGCGGGTTCTACTGTTGACATAACCCATTCTTTAATCTCCTTTCTTCTATCTGGTGTTTTAGTGTTAAGCTCTGATTCAAAATCATCTAAAATAATATTTGTATATCTCAATCCTAGTTGTGACCTACCTCTTAATCTTTGAGATGTACCTTTAGCTATGATTCTATCTCCTCTAGCTGTTGTAAATTCTTTTTCTGTCCACTTGCTACCTTTCAAATCTCCAAAGTAATATTGTAAAGCAGGGTTCATATCAATATGGTTTTGAATGTATTTTATGTGGTCAATAGCTTGTGATTGTTCTTCAGAAACCCAAGCTATAAATTGTTTTTTTTCAGGCGGTGAAAAATAAAGTTGATACAATAATGCAGTTTTTGCTAATGTAGACTTAGCATGACCTCTAGGAAGTATAATACATATTCTTTTTTCATCTCCTAATAACAAATCACTTAATTCGTACTGATAGGGTGCTGGACCTGATTTCATAAAATCTTCAGGTAAAAACATTTGACCAAAGGTAATTATGTCTTTTTTTGCTAGTTCTAAGGCTTTTTCTTTTTGACTTAGGTCAGGAGGTATTATATTAAACTGTTGAGGCTTCGTATTTTTTTTCATATACCCTATCTAACATGATTAAAGTTTTCATAGAATGCCAATCACCGTCTGGGACCTCTGTAAAAGTTCGAGACTTCTCCCAAAGTTTTGGACCTGCAACATAAATCCACGCTTTTTCTGTTTCGCCATTATCTAATTCTACGTTTACAGTAGTTCTTATATATAATCCACCTTCTACATTCTCGTACTCGTCATACATGTTTAGTTCTTCTGGTGTAATATCCATAAGTTCAACAACAGCACCTTTTCCTTTTTCATTTTTAATTATTGCTGGAAATGACTGTGTTCCAGGAAAAACTAGGCTAAAACCTTTTATTTTTCCTTTATCTGGATAATCTCTTCTTAATGTGCCGTATACTGCTAATCTCATGAATACGCAACCTCTCTAACAATTCCTACATTAGTTATTTCAAACTCACAATCATACATAGTCAAACAATTAATACATTTAATTTGATTTGCTTGTTGTGATTTTATATCCCAAATAAATACAGCAGTTTTTCTCAATGGATAGCTGCAAATGTGGCATCTTTTATTTCTCGCGTGTAATTTCAACTTCTTCCAGCTTTTTGACTTCTTTCCCCTGAATTGCATTTAGTTGCTCCTTTGTAAAACCTTGGAACAAAGTTACAGACTCTGTTTGTTTTTCAGTGTCCATCATTCCAGAAAGTTTCATTAATGTTGTTATAGCAGTTAACTTATCTCTATCAGTAGCTCCTGATTTATCTATTATATTTCTCATTTCTTCTAATAGATATAAAGGTGTAATTTCTGCTTCGTTTAAATATTTGTCTATTTCTTCTCTAATCAATTTTTTCACCCTATCTGTTTTTAATAATAATTTAGCTTGAGATTTTGCATAATCTTCTTTTTTACTAGGAAAAGCTTTCATATACGCATCTACTACATCATCTCCTTTTGCTACATATTTACTGAACAAGAACTCTTTTTCAGTTACATGTTTACGTTCTTTCTTTCTTACAGAAGGAGATTTACCTTTTGTTGAAAAGGTGTGCATGTTTGTTCTCATTGGTCCTTTTAACTTAACTTTGTCAGAACATATAAAAGAACCTATTATAGTTCTAATAAATGTTGTTTCTTTTTTTGTATTTTTTTTCAAAATACCTAAATGTAAAACTTGACATACGTTGCCGTCATCAGTCAAAATCCAATCACCTTTGTTAGAATGCCTCCAATCAGTCACTAGAGAAACACTTTTATGATACTCTCTAAACTCATTTTCACTTTCATACAAATGGTGTTTCACACCTTTTACAACTCTTTCTTGCATAATATAACTATTTTTAACCTTTACCGTCAATGTTAAGTTCGTCTAAAACAAACCTAATATAGTTATTAGCAAGAAATCTCATTTCGTTTACTTGTTGGTCTAGTCTCATTAATTGACCAGCAAGCTCATTTGCACGCCCATATTGAGCTTTAGCCTCATCGGATAAATCAGAAAGATAAAATTTTATTTCTTCTCCCTCATGCAAAATCGTTAACTGTTCTTCTTTTTTCTTAGCCATACTGTCTCCTTATAATGGTCTCACCATCGGTGGTGCATGTTCTTCTAGTTTTCTATGTAAAAGCTCTAATATCTCAACATCTGCTACATTGTGGTCGTATACATATTTTAAAGACTTTTTATCGCCCCATCTAGCTTTTTGCCAGTATTCTGGTTTTATTCTAGTTTTTCCATCTATTCCAAAAAACTCTGTAGCTGCTTGTAAAGATGAACGATGTAGCTTTAGCTTTGACCTAACTACATAATATAGGTCTTTATGTGACTTTTGTTTGTACATTGGAAAATATGTTCCATGATATAGAGCTCTTGTTCTAATAAAAGGTATATCAAATCTAGTACCATAATAAGTCATAATAACATCATATTTGTTCATTTCTTCAACTAGAAGCTCTACAATACGAGCATCTGACTTATCTGACATTAGTTCTTCTCTTGTTATACAAGCTCCTTCTACTTTCTTTATTCCTCTTCCTTTTATACACCAAGAAAGCATAACATCGATATTTGCACTAAATCCAGTAGATTCTATATCTAAGTAGCCTATAGTTTTTTCATGTCCAGTTTTGTATCTTTTTGGTTTTCTAAAACCCAAAGACTCTATTTTTCTTGTAACCGCTTTATATGTTCTATTATATCCAGCTAGTCTTATTTCTTGGTACAGAGTAAAAGCAGACTTATTTGTCTTTTCATACTGGTGTAGTATTACTATCTCTTCATCTGACCACAGTTTTCTTTTAGCCATTACTTGCCTCTTTCATTATTACTATAATTTTTATGTAACTCCAAAGCTACAGCAGATAAATAAACGCATAAGTCCAACAATTCCTCAATGCTCTCTTTCAAATTGTCTCGTGTTCCGTCAATTGGCACCTGTTCGCCGTATTTTTTGGCGCCTATATCAAGCCTATCTTTAATCATTTGTAGTATTTGGTCATTATTAGTCATTAATCTGCCTTGCTTTCACATTCGTATGGAAAATCCTCCATATCTGGCCTATCTTCTTGTTTCCTAAGTATTTTTTCATACCTTTTCCAATCTAAGTTCTTACTTATCTTTTCAAGAGAGTCTAACTCTTGTTGTAATTTTTGAACAATATCACTTCTACCTAGACTTTTGAATTTTAAGATAGCTTTTCTGATTTCTTCCACAGATAATCTCCTATTCCTAGTTGAAATAAACCATTACTTATAGCTTCTATCTGTCTTTCATCGTGTTCTAAGCCAGTATTATAAAAAATGGCGTGTAGAGCCTCGTGAATAAGAGTTTCTTTCATTCTAGATGGTGCTATTTCATCGTTTATGTAAATAATATTCTCTTTTACTTCGTGTCTTCCGTATAATTCTTTAGTTGGGTCCTCATGTTTTAAGTCTGTAACTAATATCTCGTAAGGATGTCCACCTATTTTTAATTTTCTAACCATATTTACCCTCTCGTTCTGTAAATGTGTACATTTTTTGTACTATGTTTATCTTTTGTGTATGCAACTTACATTCATTTTGTTACAGCTGTCAAGAAAAAATTATATTTTATACAAAATAATTATTTAACAATAAAAAGAAAATAAATCTTGACAACAAAACAGTTTTATTCTTACCTTCTAATACTCGGTGCTCTTAAATATATACTTTATTAAATCTATTTCTTATATAATACTCGGTGCTCTAGAGACCCATTGTTAAATTTTACCGCCGAAAATTTTTCAAAACACCAAAAAAACATAATATTAGTCAAAAAAACAGCAAAAATAGCCGATTGTTAAAAAAATCGATAAATTTGTGTGCGCTTCTTTTTTCCACAATAGGGGTCGGGTCTTTTTCTAATTAGAAATTCTATAATTAGGTTGAAAATTCAGATTAGGTTTAATTATCTTTTTACTTGACTTTTTGAAAAATTCTTTTTAACGTCTTAGTATGAAAAATAAAAATTATAATTGGTTGATGATGAGAGCAGACAAGCTACAAAGCCTATACGAAGGCGATGCATGGAGCGGTCATAGAGGTAATACGTATCATTGTAGCGCGTATAAACTAGGCATGGCACGTGATAATAGATGTGAGCAACGTAGCAGAGAGCCATGGTCAACACATAAAGACTATTGTCCTAAATGCCATGAGCGTCAACTTAACGAAATACGTAGATACCCAATTAGACGCAATTTAGCCACGGGTAAAATGTTATATGACTATTCACATGGACGACTAAGATGGCTACAAGACGAAGAGTAATCTCACTGGTGGGGCCGAAAGGCCCTGCTTTTTTTTTAAATACCCAAAATATTTTTTTTTTAGCTGGATTGGGGCGAGGAGAAAGTTTCAAAATGTAAAAAACATAGATACATCAACCGAGAAGGGTAGAAGGGGTTAGAGGAACTTCAATTATACATAATATATATTATGCGTAAATAATTTTTTTCTACGTGAAAAATCACTTCTAAACTACACTCCAAAAAAAACAATAGCTGAATCTCGTTTATTATTCGCGTTAGCTAGACAAAAGAAAAACGCCGACCTAAAAAATAAATCGGCGTCTTGTGAGGTAGGATTAACTGATAATAGGGTATTAATTAGATTCTGGGGTACTTAATTTATCTTCGTCTACTATTTCGCAAACTAGTTTTAATTGAGGTACTCCTTCTGTTTCGATAGTTGAATTTCTTTTTTTACGTGATAGTCTTACACCATCTACAACAAATAACAAATTGACATCTAAGATATCATCTTGCATTTGACCAATTAGCTTTTTGTACTTCTTATCAACATTACCTAGTCTAACTAAATGTGCGTCTAACTTAGTACCTTTGATAGCATGGGTATCTGCAAAATCATCTTTCATACTTTGTACAACCTCAGGTTTTAAATTAAACTTTTTACCTTGCTCATCAAATTTAAGCATTTGAGAGTCAAAATATTCCCTTGACACCTTAGCAATTTCAGGGGCTTGAACATCATTATTTTTATTTTTTTCACTCATTGTAATTACTCCTTTGTAGTAGTGAATATTAACATAATAAGAGAGTTTAGACATAAACAATCAAAAGTCCAAACATTATATATAAATCAGATACACATACAAAGACACTAATCATTTTGTATTAAAATTGTAGAATCTTAACAAAAGTCTGTATTTTTTAGTCTAGTAATTGTATCAAATCCAGGTCTTTAGCTAGATATTTAGAGCTAAATAGAAGGTTTATCTCGATAAAATATATATAGGTTTTTTCATTATAAAATAGTAATTTTATCAGGGTTATTATGTATAAATCAAATGAAAGGATAGACGTTATATAATGAGCGACACAATAACAACTTCAAAGACTTGCAAATGTTCTTGTGGACATAAGCACAAGGTCTACGAAACAATAGAAATTAAGACGTTGCCACGCAGTATTTCTGTTTATGTTGTACCAAACGACAATGAACAAAAGACGTGGAATGTTATTATATATAACCACTTCGTAAACGACGAAATGGTACATGAAGCGACATCAATGAAAGATGTACATTGGTTTATTAAGAACGTCGCATTTAAAATGCACAGACTTAATCACCGATTTTCAGTAGAGATAGCAAAGTCTAAATATGCTACTGCTACTACAATCAACAGACTAGAGTTTGATGATTGGTTTAAAGATACGACAAAAGAACGTAATAAAAGACTTGATTGGTACTCAGACGTACTACAAAAGGCTAGTCGTAAGCACGTTAGGTTAGCTAACAAACACGAACGACTAGGATATGAACAAAGACGCTAACTTATTAGTGTCTAATCTACAGGAGGTAGACAAATGATTGGTATAGAAACCAAGGACAAAATCGACTCGCTAGATAGACGTCTTGACAATTTACGTCAAAAAACTATTGAGCTAAAGTCAGATATAAAGACGCTCTACTCAGACGTAGGAATACATGCTACTAAAAGAAACACCTTAGAACGTAAGTTTGCTAAGGTCGTTGAAGCACTTTTAGACGTAGATAGCGTATACAAAAAGCACACACGTACATTGCGACAAGAACTATCTGAAGTCGTTTATGAGATTGAAAGAAATTACGCAATGGACAACTTAGCTTAATGAAAGACACAGACAAACCCAAGGACATTATTCTATATTGCAGACGAGGTTTTATTCCTTATTTCAGCTCTCTGCAGACTCCTTTCACCTTGGGTGTCTGTGCAAGAATTTTAAGTCGGTACGACAGGTCGGACGATACCGAGAACTTAAACATAAGAATAGGAGATTAGACTATGTGTGGAATATATGGTATGGCTAAGAGCCAACGACCTTATACCAATAAAGATTGGGACGAAGTCAGACGCATAATGCGTTGTATGGCTATGGACAGCGAAGTCCGAGGTTCTCATTCGTCTGGTATTGCAGGCGTCGGTAATCAAGCCGTAATACATAAATCACTACTAGAAAGCTCTAGGTTCGTCGATACCAAAGAATACAATTCAGTAATCAAAGGTCTGCGTAATGACGTCAATATTATTATTGGTCATACTAGATTTGCGACTGCAGGTAGTATTACTAAGGATAACGCACACCCATTTAGAGTAGGCAACGTCGTTGGTGCTCATAATGGTTGCGTATATAATATAGACGAAATGGAAAAGAAGTTAGATAAAAATTGTCCAGTCGATAGCCAATTAATATTTAAGGCATTAGACTTAAACGACGATTTTCAATCTGCAATTAAACATTTCGACAGCGACTTTGCCTTAGCTTATGTCAAAGATAATCCTAATGTCTTACATTTATGTCGTGAAACCAATAGACCTTTATATGTTGCTTACGTTAAACATTTACAGACTCTATTTTTTGCGTCAGAACAAGATTTCGTCGAACAACCTCTGTTTTTATTCACAGAGCTAGACGAAAAAGACATTAACGTCGTAAAACTAAATAGAAATAATCTATATAGCTACGACATAAATAACTTTGACAAAGAAGGTAGCAATCCGACAAAGACTAAATTCAAATTCGATTCAAGAGTCTATACTTATGGTCTTAATTCATACTATAATACTAAGAATCTTTATTCTTTCGGCAAGACAAAGACTGCAGACCTTGTTGGCGACACCACGTACACCTTTAATGGTAATACAGAATGGGAATTAGCTAACGACTATGCCTCTCTTCCTGACGATTGGAAGCAAGATGATTGGTTTAAAGATGAACAAGATAACCTAGCGACTATCTATGGTGGTAGTCCTCAACAATGGTTCTTTGACTCTGATGAAGGTGTTTGGATGTATGCTACTATAGACGGCAGAATACTGCCAGAGTCTGTAATGGCTAACGTTGGACAAATGAACATGTTTAGTCCTGAAGAGGACGAACTCTTAATCGACGAAACAGACGACGCAGTTGCTATGGACGTTGCGGAAGGTATAGAAAATGCCTCCTGAGTTCAGACAACAAATAGAAAGACTTTCACAAGAAGTCAACGACGCACTTAACAATGAACAACAAGTAATTGAAGAGTGCGTCAATTGTGGTTGTAGCGTCGATGAAGACCAAGTAGTCCATAATGAATCTGATGAAGCTCATTGCGACGATTGTTATTACGAAAGACACTTTAATTGTGGTAGTTGTGGTGATGAAACCGACGTAAGTGATGAAGTTAGTGCTGATGGCATGAGTCTTTGTCAAGAGTGTTTTGATGACAACTATGACTATTGCTCTAATTGCGACGAGGCTCTTCATAGGGACGACATGGTATGGAACGACCATGAAGAAGCTTATCAATGTGAACATTGCTACGAAGAAAATAGCAGTCTAGTTGAGTGGGAAGTTATGAGCAACGACTACGTTAAAACAAGGTCTGACTTTATAACTCCTCTTACTTCAGGATATAGTATGCACAAAGGCAGACTTATCAAACAAACAGACCCTAATATGTTGTCAATAGAAAATAGACGACACAAAAAAGCTACGAAGTGGATGAAAGATTCTCACGACGTAGTTAAAAGTAAGCGTCTTGTTGGTTTGGAGTTGGAGATAAACTTAGACTCAGGATACTATGACTACGAAGATGACTATCAAGACGATATTCATTATCTATTGACTAGTCGTCTTTGTCAGTCTAGACATGTTTTGTCTGCGTTTAAGACTAGACAATACCCTCTGTATATGCAGGGTAATATGGGTTATACAATAGTTGGAGATTCGTCTGTGACTAGTAGCAATCATCCATTTGGATGTGAAGTCGTTACAGCTCCTAGACGTGGAGATATCATAGTCGCAGATATAAATACAATGTGCAAGACTCTTAAAGACGATGCACACGCTTATATAAGTCAAAATTGTGGTCTACATTTACACGTAGACACAAGCGACTTTGACTATAAGCACTTTACTATTTTGACTGCATTGACTAAGTTGATAGAACCTCACGTTTATACGTGGCTTCCGTCTAGTAGGCGTAATAGTCGTTGGTCTCAACCAATAACACAAGACTATAATCAATTAAAAAACGTCTATGATAGAGATGACTTTGTTGATGTTTGGTACGACGGAAATAATTACTATCCTGAAAAATACCACGACAAAAGGTATCATGGACTTAATCTTCATAGTCATTTCTATGCGAAGCAAGGGTCTGAAATTAGGTATCATAGTGGTACTTTAAATGCAGACAAAATCAAACATTGGGTAATATTTTGGACTCAAGTCTTTGATACTGCTTACGACATTGCTGAACGCATAGACACGCCTTTGTCTTCGTCTTCTTTCTTTCAGTCTTTGGTTGGACAAGATAAAATTGTTCTTACAGACAGAGAAAGAAAGATATTGTCAAACTATAGAAGACATGAACTATCACTTTCAGACTATACAAGTGTTAAGTCTGACCCTGAACTATGGATACTATACCGAAAGTTAAGGGACTATCATGGACTAAGTACAGATGTAAGTCTGTTTGCTATTGTCTATGGATACCATTACATGAACCCTTGGTATCAAAGACAAGACAAATCTTTGACGTTTGATAGCATGATGGACTTGTTTGACATACCAAAGTCTACAAGAGACTTCTATTACAAGAGATATTACAATAGACGAAATGATGAATATTTCGACCATAACCACCTAAAACGTTGTTATGGTAAAGTCGATGAGTGGTACTCTTACGATAAAAGAACAGGCGAGTTTACGCTTGTAGACGACACTAGGAGCAGACTTGTTCATTGGCAACAACTTAATAGCAGACGTCCCAAAAGCAATAGAGCATGGAGATACGTCTTTAGTGAGCATGAAGTCAAAGAACATATCTGTAGACTAGTAAACGAATACGTAAATCATACTTCTAATATGTATGCAAAGTCAGTAATACAATATTCTGACGCAGATAACGAGGCTATTGATTTACGACGAGAATGGTTAGAGGAACAATACAGACGTATTGAACCAGCTATGCCACTCT